GGCCACCTGGCACGGTATCTGGATGGATACAAACCCAATGGACGACGATCACTGGTGGCACAAGATCGCAGAGAAAGAAAAGATGTCCGGACAGTATGCGTGGAAGTTCTGGAAACAACCGGGCGGGATTATTGAGGTGGACCCAGATCAGCTACCAGAGAATCCAGAGGCAAACGACCACATATTCTCAGCTGGTAAGTGGTGGAAGGTGAACCCAAAGGCAGAAAACATCAACAACCTGCCTCCTGGCTACTACCAGCAGATGCTGCTTGGCAAGAACTTAGATTGGATCAAGTGCTACGCGGGCGGTCTATACACCTACGTTCAAGAGGGAAGGCCGGTGTGGCCAGAGTATAACGACTCAACCATGTCTGGTGACACCACCGTGAACCCGCAGGTACCAATCCAGGTGGGCCTGGACTTCGGTTTGACCCCAGCTGCAACCATTGGCCAGAGGCTGCCAAACGGACGGTGGGAGATTCACCACGAAATTGTTACCTTCGATATGGGCCTCGAGAGGTTTGGCCACCAGCTGCTAGCGGAGCTCAACGCCAGGTACCCCAACCACCAGGTAATGATCTGGGGAGACCCTGCCGGCCAGGCCAGAGACGCCATCTACGAGGTGACGGCATTTGATTTTCTAAGAACCCTGGGGCTCAAGGCCCAACCCACAGCATCTAACGACTTCAAGGTTAGGCGCGAATCTTCAGCTGCGCCAATGCAGCGGCTCATTGAGGGCAAGCCAGGACTGCTGGTCAACCGAGAGTGCAAGCTTTTGCGCAAGGCGCTAGCTGGTGGATATCACTTTAAGCGGGTAGCAATTGGTGCCGGCCAGGAACGATTCAGAGACGCGCCAAACAAAAACGAGCACTCACACATTGGCGACTCTTTCGGATACTTGCTGCTTGGGGGCGGCGAATACAACCGAATGACCAGGAGCCACAAATTGGGTGGCCAGCCACAGGGAATGATTGTGGCCAAAACCGACTTTGACATCTTCGCATGAGGTGATTGCACGGTGATATCACAGGTATTGCATACCAATTAAAGACCAATAGAATAAAAGCATGAGTGGCTTAGTCATCTTCGAGAGCGGAGATCTGTCAGTTGCAGATCAGCGCGAGTTGGTGATTAAGATGCAAGGGGAGCTGCTCGATATGGAGCAGGCAAAAATTGTTACATCTCATCGATTCTTGCCTGGCATATATGAGCGCACGATTACGATACCGCCGTGGACTGTGTTAACCGGAGCTGCACACAAAACGCAATACCGGGTTCGCCTTGAAAGCGGAACCATCGCAGTCAACACAGACAGCGGAGTGAAAGTGCTGGTGGCCCCAATGGAATTTGATGTTCCAGCTGGTTTTCAGAGAGCTGGCAGGGTGTTCGATGAAGAGGTTGTGTGGACTGACATATACGAAAACCAGGACAACTGCCGCGACATTGAATTGCTTGAGGGTCGGTTGTATGAGGTTCCAGCGTGTGGGCTGGGTGAAAATCGCAGGTTGAAAGGGGAACTAATATGGCGGGATGGGTCGCAGGCGCAATTATCTTAGGCTCTGCCTACACAGCAAACGAAGCTCGCAAGGCCAGGAAAGACGCCGAAAGCCAACAGCGGCAGGCTTTGCAACAGCAAGCATCAGACGCAGCCGCAATGCGCGAGCAGGTTGCCAAGCAAAATGAAATTTATTCGATGCAGGCGGCCAGCCTCAAAGATCAGGCAGACCTGGCCAGGCAACAGTTTGAGCAGGGATCGCTGCAGTACAAAGAAAACAAGCTGGCCATGGAAAAGAAAGCATCCGAGGTGCAAGCTGCAGCTGACGAGGAGCGACGCAAGGCCGCAGCAGCTGAAGCATCGGCCCTAAAAGCTAGAACTCGCGGTGGGCGCCGAGCCCTGTTGTCTCAGGAAAGGCTAACACCGGAACTTGGAATTGAGAGCCCGCAGCTTGGAACGAGGGCGATGGTGTAACTATGGCGGCGCCGACCCTATATCAAAAACGAACTGCGGCAAAGCGCGGGTCTAGAGATATTGTTCGCCTAGCTGAACAATATAAGCGCGGTATTCAGTCTGTGTCGTCTGAGTACGAGCAGGCATTTGGCGCATACCAGGCAAAGACAGCTGAGACTCTGGCCCCATACGAGGCAGCAATTAAGAAATATCAAGAGAGCACTCTTCCTCAATACGAAAGCGCAGCCGCCACCTACGAGGCCAAGGCCAAAGAGTATCAAAGCAAAATTGCCAATTACAACAGCTATGTCCAAAGTTTTTACGGGGCAACAAGTTCTGGCCCAACAAGGGTGCAACGCGGATCTGGGTTCTACGAAGGGTTTTTTGCAGATTACGGAGCTGGGCGTCAAAATAAACAATATATTGAAACTCCAGCTGGTTATCAATTTGTCCAAACTGGATCTGAAACTGATTGGTTAGCAAGCCCAGGTGAAAGACAAAGGACATTGCCAGTTGGGTATCTTGCAAAACCAGGTTCCGCTCCGCTTTCTTCATACACACAAAAAACAGCACCGGCTGCATTTACAGAAAAAGCGCCTGCTTCTCCTGGTGCCCCACCATCTGCGCCAACAATTGAGTCATTCTCTGATGAGCCATTTCAGCAAAAACGCGCTGGACTAGAGAGCGAGTTTCAACGCGAATTGGGCGAGCGCAAATCTGCCCGCATATCAGCTGTATCACGCCGCTCTTCACGGCCACTAATGCAAGGGTAACCATGGACAAAGTTGAAAAGGTAATGGGTGAATATAAGCGCGGAAAGCTCAAGAGCTCTTCTGGAGATAAAGTCAAAAATCGCAAGCAGGCGGTGGCCATTGCCCTGTCTGAACAGAGACGCGCTCGCAAGAGCGGTCTAATGAAAGACGCAAAATATGGATAAGGAAGTGTGGGACAAACCGCGGCCAAAAAGCGCCGGGAAGCCAGAGAAACTTACGCCATCAGAAAAGCGCATGGCTATGCGTAAAGCAAAAAAGGCTGGGCGCCCGTATCCAAATTTAATCGATAACATGATGGCGGCCAGAGGCGATAAGTGAGCAAATACAAGGACCCAGAAGGTGGCCTTACTGAGGCCGGGCGTCGCAAATTTGAGCGATCAGGGGAAAGCAAGAACTTGCAACCTGGCGTCAAAGATTCGTCTCCGTCTGGCGAGCGGGCCAGGCGCAAGGGTTCTTTTTTAACTAGGTTCTATACCAACCCAAGCGGTCCCATGGTTAACGAAAAGGGTGAGCCAACTAGGTTGGCCAAGGCTGCTAATGCCTGGGGCGAGCCGGTTCCAAGAACACGCGCAGCTGCTGCGCGACTAGCTGCCAAGGGCCGCAATTTGCTTGAAAAGTACAAACTGGAAAAGGACTGATATGGATATTAGTTACTACGACAAAAAGGCTCCGGGCGGGCTGCGTCTTTCCCCTGATGAAATTATGAAACGTCAGGAAATAGCTCAAAAGAAAAAAGACGAATTTCAGCAGATATATCAAGACGCCTACGAATTTGCTCTCCCGCAGCGCCAGCTATATGGCGTATGGGAAGGCGGCGCTACCGGCACAAAAAAAATGCACCGGGTATTTGATTCGACCGCAATCAATTCGACTCAGAGATTTGCTAACCGACTGCAGTCTGTGGTGTTTCCACCCCAGCGCAAGTGGTGCCGACTAGAGCCGGGGCCTTCTATTCCTACTGATAAGACACAGATGGCCCAGGCAATCTTGGATGTCTACCAGGACAAGATGTTTTCGGCGCTGCGTCAATCTAATTTTGATATTGCAATTGGAGAGTTTCTCTTAGACCTGGCGGTTGGTACGGCCTGTATGATGGTGCAGCCAGGCGATGACATTAGCCCAATTAACTTTGTGCCGGTCCCGCTCTTTCTTGTGTCCTACGAAGAGGGCGCCAATGGCCAGGTAGACAATGTATACAGAAGAATGCGCATGAAGGGCGAGAGCATCGAGCGCCAGTGGCCAGATGCCAAGATGCCAGATGATATGGTGCGCCGCATTCAAAATAAACCCACGGACGACGTTGAGCTGCTCGAGGCAACCATATTTGACGCCAAGCGCGGGGACTACTGTTACCACGTTATCGACAAGACATCTAAGCAAGAGATTGTCTATCGCCGAAGAAAGACCTCCCCGTGGGTTATATCGCGCTACATGAAGGTAGCCGGGGAAATCTATGGCCGCGGTCCGCTAATGACGGCGCTGCCAGACATTAAGACACTCAACAAAACCAAGGAACTTCTGCTTAAGAACGCCTCTATGGCCGTGTCTGGTGCCTACACCGCAGCTGACGACGGGGTCTTAAATCCCAACACAGTCAAAATTGTTCCTGGCGCGATTATTCCGGTGGCCCGTAATGGTGGGCCACAGGGCCCGAGCCTGTTAGCGTTGCCCAGGTCTGGAGACTTTAATGTATCGCAGCTGGTGATCAACGATATGACCGCCAGCATTAAACGAATTCTGCTGGATGAATCTCTGCCGCCAGACAATATGTCCGCTAGGTCTGCCACAGAAATTGTGGAACGAATGAAGGAGCTGGCCCAGAACCTGGGCTCTGCCTTTGGTCGCCTGATCAATGAGACCATGATTCCTCTAACGGCAAAGATTCTCGAAGTAATGGACGAGCGCGGCATGATTGACTTGCCACTGCGCGTCAACGGCCTAGAGGTTAAGGTTACCCCGGTGGCACCGCTGGCCCAGGCCCAGGCAATGGACGAGATCAACGCAATCTTGCAATACTCGCAGCTGATGCAGGGCTTTGGCACAGACGGAGCCGTCGCAATTAAGACAGACCTTGTCGTGGATTACATTGGCGACAAGCTTGGGGTGCCGGCCACGCTCAGAAACAACCAAGCAGAGCGAGCAGTGCTCATGGAGCAGATGCAGCAACAGCAACAAAATGCACTCGCCATGCAGGCAATGAGCGCTCAGATGGCCGCAACCGCGGAGCAGCCCATGGTCCCACCTGAGATGGTGCCGGCATGAGCTGGGAGGACCTAGAGGAACCAACGCCCCCAGATATTAGGGACGTAACACAACAGCGCGAGGAGCTGGCCAAGCTGTGCCTGCGTGTATTTGCGACCGAGGACGGGCAAAAATTGCTGACCTGGCTTCGGGCAACCTATGTCGATGTGCCTGTCGCCGCGCCTGGCACCGACGCCTCATTCGCTTACTTTGTCGAAGGGCAGAGAAACGTAGTGAGGGATCTAATGTCGCGGATTAACCAAGCAAGGAAACTATGAGCGAAGACACCAACATCGAGCCCGGAGAGTCCGGCCTACTCGATAACGTGCAACTAGAGGACCCAAACGCAAACAAAGAAGTAAACCCATCCGCAACCGCGGTGGACCACAAGGCAGCGCCGCCAGGCGAGCCAAAGCCAGAGGGTCCAAAGGACCGCCCAGATTTTCTCCCAGAGAACTTCTGGAAAGATGGCAAAGCAGACTACGAAAGCTTGGCCAAGAGCTGGAAGGACCTGCGGGCAAAAATCTCCAAGGGGGAGCACAACGCCCCAGCGGACGGCAAGTACAAGCTCGAGGCATTCGGAGATGGCTACGACGACCAGAATCCCATTGCGGGAACACTGAGCAGCTGGGCAAAAGAGAACGGTATATCCCAGGCCCAATTTGATGACCTGGCCGGTAAGCTGTCCTCGCAGGCCAGGGAACTCATGCAGGGAGAATCTATTGACCCAGCAGAGGAGCTCAAGGCTCTGGGGCCAAACGGCAACGCCATCGTTAACGGCATGGTCGATTGGGCCAGGGGGCTGGTCAATAAAGAAGTTCTATCTAAGGAAGACTTTGAAGAGTTTAAAATTATGGGCGGCACAGCTCGGGGCATTAACGTGCTTATGAAGATTAGGTCTGCCTACGAAGGCAGGATGCCAATCGACCCGGCGCCGCTTGAAGAGGGAATAAACCGCAACAAGCTTGAGGAGTACATCAAGGACCCTCGGTGGAACAGCGACCCAAACTGGAGACAGTCAAGGGAGCGTGAGTGGTTTTCTTCACAGAGATAGATTTCCTCCTCCCCTCTCCTTCGGGGATTTAACCCGGCCACAGTGCCGGGTTTTTTTTATGCTTGCATTTTGTTTTTTAACAAATAGAATAAAACTATGGCCCACCGCTTTTGATAGCGACCCTGACCGCAGCGAGATGCTGACGATTGGCTGCCGTAAGTAGCAAGCACAGGCCCAGAGTATTGGCTCACCGACGCGATTAAACCCTTTTTTTTGACTAATTCAAGGAGCTCAAAATGGCCGTTTCTCTTTCAAACGCCTTTATTACGCTCTTCGATGCTGAAGTCAAACAGGCTTACCAGGGCAAGGCCCAGTTGGTAGGCGCGGTTCGTCAGCGTCGTGGAGTGGAAGGTCAGACAGTTCAGTTTCCCAAAGTAGGTAAGGGCGTAGCTACAGCTCGCATTACCCACACCGACGTTACCCCAATGAACGTAGGGTTCAGCAAGGTAACCTGCACGCTTGCTGATTGGAACGCAGCAGAATATTCTGATGTGTTTTCCCAACAGAAAGTAAATTTTGACGAGCGCTCTGAGCTCGCCCAAGTAGTTGGCTCCGCTATTGGACGCCGCCAGGACCAGATCATTCTGGATGCTTTGGCAAACTCCAGCACAACCAACATTGTTACGGAAGACCAGGGTGGCACAAACACCGGCTTGAACGTATCCAAGCTGCGCGAGGCCAAGAAGTATCTGGACAAGAACAACGTCCCCTTCGACAACCGTCACATGATCATCCACGCAAACAGCCTGGCCTCGCTCTTGGGTGAGACAGCTGTAACGTCAACAGACTTCAACACCGTCAAGGCGTTGGTGCAGGGCGAAGTTAACACCTTCCTCGGGTTCCAGTTTCATGTAATTGGTGACCGCTCCGAGGGTGGATTACCTGTTGCATCGTCGGAGCGCAAACTGTGGGCCTTCCACCGTGACGCAATTGGCTACGCAGAGG